GTTGCTGCGCCAGTGAATCCAGTTAAGCTACCGCCAGTGATCTGAGCATTGCCAGTTGAGAAGTTAGTGGCTTGTAATGTGGTTGCTGCGCCAGTGAATCCAGTTAAGCTACCGCCAGTGATCTGAGCATTGCCAGTTGAGAAGTTAGTGGCTTGTAATGTGGTTGCTGCACCAGTGAATCCAGTTAAGCTACCGCCTGTAATACGTGCGTTACCAGTTGAGAAGTTTGTGGCCTGTGAATATACGATGCCTTGTACGTTACCGCCAGTGATTTGTGCATTGGCAGTACCAAAGTTACTAACTAATAATGTTGATGCTGAGCCGCTAACACCAGTGATTGATCCGCCAGTAATTGCTGCGTTCGGTGTACTAAAGTTGGTGGCTTGCATTACAGAAATATTCTGTATGCTACCACCAGTAATTAATGCATTACCAGTTGAGAAATTGGTAGATTGTAGATATGCTAGGCCTTGTGCGTTTCCGCCGGTGATCTGGGCATTGCCAGTTGAGAAGTTAGTGGCTTGTAATGTGGTTGCTGCACCAGTAAATCCGGTTAAACTACCCCCAGTAATTAATGCGTTACCAGTTGAGAAGTTAGTGGCTTGTAAGTATGTTAGCCCTTGAGCATTGCCCCCAGTGATTTGAGCATTGCCGCTGCTGAAGTTAGTTGCAGTGAAAGTAGTTGCTGCACCAGTGACACCAGTAACACTGCCGCCAGTGATCTGAGCATTGCCTGTAGAGAAGTTTGCAGGAGATGCATATTGAGCAATCACGTTTCCGTATACCGAAACTGCTGTTAAATTTCCGTTTACACCCACACCACCATTGACCACTAATGCGCCTGTGGTGGTAGATGTAGACGATGTGCCCGGGTGGTTAATTGTAGTTGATATGTGCTCTACGTTGCCGCCACCAATAACAAATTTCACCGAACGGTCAGATGTTGTGCTACCAATTACCAAGTTACCACCGGCTTCTGCCGATGTGTTTGCTTGAGTATATAGGTATGCATCATTTGGGTACATTGCTGACCCGAGACTGTTTTCGGGGCTGTTTGGATCGTACCCACTGCCAGCAATACCTAAGTCAACATAGAAAGTTGTATCGTCACCGTTGTTAGCCGTTGCAACATAGTCTGACGTTGCATCGCCGCCGGCGTTAATGTTCTGTGTGTTTAACTGCGCATAGCCGTTGTAATTTTCCGAAAATTGCGCAACCACCTGCGGCAATATTGTGTATCCAGTCGGAATACCGGCGTACAATGCATTAAATCCAGTAATTGTATTACCGACAAAGAACGCAGAGTTTGCAGAGGTAATATTGCCTGCTGCCAAAGTAATGTTACCGGTAACACTCAAGTTTCCTGCTAGTGAAGAATCCCCAGTTACCGATAATGTACCAGTTGTTGTATTTGTAAAGAAACCTGCTGCCGGCGTTGTTGCACCAACTGACGTCCCGTTTAAGGCACCGCCAGTGATCTGAGCATTGCCAGTACTAAAGTTAACTGCATTTAAGTAAGTAACGCCCTGAACATTGCCGCCAGTTACTTGAGCATTGCCCGTAGAGAAATTTGTTGCTGTGGCGGTTGTAAACGCTGCTGTGCCGGTGTGCGAACCGTTTAGGATTGCCGCTGCAATGGTTCCGCTGTATGTTCCGCTGATTGCAGTAACGTTACCTACCTTAATATTTGCAAAGCCGCTATTGTTAATGCTCGTTACACCAGTGCCCGCATCTGTAGTTGCAATCGCTTCAAAGGCTGCATCTGCTTCTACCCATACCCAAGCAGTGTTAACGCTACCGTAACCATTTAAAGCTGACAGGTTACGGTTAACAATCATACCAATATCGTAACCAACCAAAGATCCGGTGTAACCGTTATTGAACACAATCAGCGGATCATTGACGTAGGTGTTTGTCGAGTTAATCGAACTCGAAGTACCAGTAATCGTTAAATTACCTACAATGCTAACGTTAGAATTTAATGTTAAATTCTGGTTAAAATTACTACCAACTAAAGTACCCGGTGCAATCTTTGCATAGGTGATAGTCGAGTCTGTAATTTGGTTATTCTTAATTCTGGTTACAGCCATTGTCAACGCTCCAATATACATATTTAGCCAAAAGGATAGCCTTGCCAGTTACGGCAAAGCTATGGTTAAACAGGTGTATTAATTAGTAGCCGCCAGCAAGGGCAGTACGTTTCCAAGTGTTAGGTGCAGTGCAAACGTAGATATAGTTTGAATCCCAGCAAACTTGCCCAGTTGTACCGGGTGCATTGCTTGCCTTAGTTGCTTGAGGTGCTTGCAATATTCCAGTAATGGTTAAGTTGCCCTGGATTTCCAAGTCGTTAGTCACAATGCCACTGAAACTTGTAACACCACCAAGGTATCGAATATCAACAACGTCCGAAGTTAGCAGAACTTCAGTGAACGTAATCTGGTCGCCCGATACTGTATACGAAGTAGTAGGTTGCTGCAATGTACCGTTAACGCTAACTAACAAGTTTTGTACAGTCGACGCTTGACTCAATGTATAAGTGGCGTTAACACCATCTCCACTGAATGTCTGGCTAGACACCTTGTTTGTTACCGTGACCCAAGACGATCCGTCATAGTATTCAACGTTCGTGGTGTCCGAGTTGTAACGAATGTACCCTGCTACGCCAGTTGGTCTAGCAGACGATGTTCCGCTTGGCAACTTAACAGCCTGATCTGACGAGATAATTGCAACTTGGTTTGTTGGTACAGTAATTGTTAAGTTACCATTGATCCCATTAATGTTATTTGTGTATACATCGCCGTAATGATCTGCGATAACGCTAGATGCTGTGACATTGCTGGTTGTTGCAATATTTCCAGTGACTGACAAACTAGTTAATGTACCAACGCTGGTAATGTTGGGCTGGGCCGCTGTTGTTAGTGTACCGCCAACTGTCGTAAAACTTGCTGTTGTACCAGCAATGTTTCCTGTCACTGTGCCAGTTACATTACCTACTACCGGAGCATACAAGTTACCAGTGATAGTCAAGTCGCCGGCGCCAGTTAGATTCATTATAGGTGTCCCACTGATTGACACGCCAAGTAATGTTCTAGCATTGCCAATTCCAGTGTCACCAAGGAACAATGTCTGGTTAGTTGCACCTTGCATATTATTGATGACTACCGCAGTGTTGTACTGAGTAGTAAATCCATAACTGTCGTTAACAAATGCAGCAACACCAGCTTGTAATATTTCGGCATTTAGACCAAATGCCATGTAACCTTGCGATGTTACGTTTGAAGAGAACAACCCAGTCTGGCCAGTTACGTTTCCGTGCAACGTTCCGTTTACATCACCTGCAGAAATATTCCCTGACGCAACCACTGTGGTCGCATTAAGCTGTGTTGTTGTGATGCTGTTACTGATTGTTACATTACTATTGCCAGAGATAGTGTTACCAGAGATAGTAAGGTTCCCTATCGAGATACCGTTAGGGAATGCCGACACGCCTTGAGTTCCGATATATCTATATCCTGTAACGTATATAACTTTACCGGCTGTTAATGTAGCCGGAATGGTGCCGCCAATGAAGTTTAGTACACCGGCCTGGTAATCAAAGTTCCATTCACCAACACCACCGATACCAGAATCACTTAGAGGAGTACCAACTGTTGGGTTTGCATTGCCTGTGGTCTCGGCATATATCTTTACAAAGTACGTGGCCCCAAATTCCGAAGGGATCCAATTGGATAAATTTGTTTTCCAGGTTGGATATACCCCGCCGACCGGAGTGGCAGTTGTATCGGGCACACACTCAACTCGACCGGTTGTCTGATATGCCTGAACAACACCTGCCACTGCTGCGGCAGTTGTTGGAATACTAGCCGATTGCTGCCACACGTTCTCGCCACGCAATAGCGACGGGCTAGCAATCGATTCGTTACTTGGACTCTTGTTAGTAGGAGTATCAGTCTTGGCAACGCCAAAATACTTCTTGTATAACAGGTCAACTTTTGCTGAATCAGATATCGCCATATTAGTTACTTGCCGTTTCTAGCGACAGTGCTGTTACACTCTGCCCACTTGTTAATTCAATTCGAACATATATTTCATTTGTTGCAGTGCTCGAACTAGACACTGTACCGAACGTACATGTCTTGCTGTGTGCAGTTACTGCACTGTTTAATGTAACAACGCCCCCTAATGCACAACCGTTAGATCCGTTGCCGCCTGCGCCTGTGTTAGCTCCTGGTATACCAGAACCAGCATACGCGGTACTCATATCTAGCCACCCATTAATAGTCGACGCCGCATCAATTGAGCTTCCAGGTAGTGCTACCCACATACCAGCAATTGTACCAGTAAACTTGATGTTAAATTTCGATACTGATGTGCGAACAAACTTAAAGGTGAAGTACTGAGATCCCGAACGCCCAACGCTTAGGTTTGGCCCGGCTGGCAAGTATCCAGTAGAATAGTTGGTTTGGTCGTGTTTTAATACTGCCCCGACGATTGTGGCATCGTAAGTTTGTAATGTGCTAGTCTGGCTGTTAAATGCTGTTGCACCTGCCGAATACGCTGGTGTGTCGGTGCTGCCAGGATTTATAATACGAACTGCGGCGCCAGATCCAGAACCAACTACAGAGCCAAATGTAATGTTAGTTTCTTCCATCAAACTTGATGTTCCGGTCTTGTAAAGGACTGTGCTAGCCAAAGCCGATGTAAACGATTGGTTGCCTGTTGCATAGCTGTTATTAACCGTAACCGATGGCCCAGTTGAACTGGATCCGAATCCAGAAATAATACTCGCCGTAGTTGATACTACTGTGCTACCAGATGCAACATACAAGTTAGCTGCAAGAGGAGTTGAAATTCCTGCACCAGCATAAGTCACAGAAGCTGGTGCAGCAAACGCACCACCCGATGTTCCAGTAAAGAATGTATCACTTGTTGGATACATGTCTCCGCTTAATCTGTTAACTGCAACCGAGACTGTAAAGGTTGCGCTGTTGGTATAGTGAGGCACTGTACTAGAGTACAATACCACGTTACTTGAGTTTACAATAGTCGGTGAAGAAAATGCAGGAGTACCGGGACTGCTAGCATCATAATACCACCAACGAACGTTAGATGGCAATCCTTGTGAGTGATTTATGTATACTTCGTTCCAACCAGGGCTTACGTTTGACCCAGTGGCATACACGTTGCAACTTTCCCAGAAGCCTTGTGCTGCCCCAGTAACAATACCGTAGTCAACGTTGTTACCAATAACCAAGTGACCAAAGGTGCCGTTATCTGGCCCAGCGGTTAATACTCGTGAGCCCATGCTCACACCATTCTTGTATGCTGTTATAGTACCAACGTCTCCTGGACCGACTGTACTAATGTTTGATGTAGTATAGCTGCTGGTTCTAATAACGTTAGCAACTGTTGCACCTGCTGCTACTGTTCTTGAGTTGCCTGTTAAGTCCACTTGAGACACTGTTGTCATGCGGTACGATGACAATCCGTTAATAACAATAGAGTTGCTACCCGGGAACGTTGGGGGTGCCGGAGGAACAAGTTTCCCTAGTACTTGGTTTAATTGAGCGATGCCATTTGTAACCGAAGTGGTTGTTGTAAACGAAACTGCGTTGCTTACTAGTGCGCCAGCAGTGTTTGCACCCATTTGAACTGCATTACCATAAATTGATCCTGCAACAGTTGAAACATCTACAAAACTTAGATTGCCGTTCCCATCAGTTTTAATAATGTATCCGTTAGTACCGCCAGTAATCTTGACGTTGCCAATACTTCCTAGATTTGCATTTCCTAGTAATGTTATGCTTCCGCCGTTTTTAGTAGATATAGTGTTGCCATCAAATACTAATCCGCTGGTACTTAAATTGCCATTGATAGTTAGAGTCTGCGAGACCACGTTGGTATTAATACCGGCCTTGAACTGACTAAAGTTCAAGTAAAACAACGGCTGATTGCCTGTTGTAAATTGTAAGTCCGCGCCTTGTCTGTCCAAATTGGACACTAGCATTGAACCTGAGACTCTACCAATTGCCATTTAAATCTCCGTTACCCTATTAAGCTGCGTTAGTAGAGTTGATATTGTGAACCACAATAATTTTGTTTGGGTTACCGCTTGCATCAACTGCCGGTGGTGCGCTAGTAAACGTAATTTGTGTTCCAGATACAGTATAGTTGTTTATAGGTGCTTGGTACACGCCACTGATCGTTACTAGAATATTAGAGGCATTGCTTTCGCTCTGGCTCATTGTAAAGTCAACGGTGGTGTTATCGCCCGTAAATTCGTCAACTACCAATGACACAGTGCCAATCTTAGCAACTTGGTTCCATACACCGTTGTAGTAAAATTCAATTTTGCTAGTTGTTTGATTGTAACGAATTTGTCCAGCAACCGGGGCGTCAGGGCCTAAGCTGCTAGTACCAAGTGGCAGCTGAATAGCGTAACTACCACCTTTAAGTTGTGTATTTTTTAGATATCGGGCCATTATTAAGCTCCCATAGAGCTAACAGTCATCACAATGTTCCCGCTAGCATTTGCCCAAATACTATCGCCGGCATCTAGCACAATTCTCTCTAAGTCAGAAATGTGAGTGTCGGATGCTGCAATTACTAGATTGGAATAAATTCTGCAATTTGCAACTGTTCCGCCAGCTGGAACCAAGAAAACGTTTGCAGTGGATGCAGTGCCATTGGTATTGCACAGATACATTGCTGTGATGCCTTTTGCTTGGGTGCTAGTACCGTAGATTACGTTAGCTGCGGTTGTAGTTAGTTGTACGCTTGTGATTGCCATGTTATTTTCCTTACATCATCAAAGCGTAAAATAACGCTTTGCTCTTTGTGATTAATTCTTGTTGTTGGGTAGTGGTGTTAGTAATGTACAATCCGCTGCCGCCCAATTCTGGGGTCTTAGAATAAAGTACATTGTACCCAGACCAGACACTAGGTGCCACGGTTGTTGTTTGCAGTGCAATGTTAGTATCAAATTTAACTACTTCATTGTTTGAGCTAAAAATTGTACGAGACAGCACATTCAAGTTGCCGCCCAACTGCGGCTGTGGATCTTCGCCAACACCCTGGATACCTTTGGTACCAGTAACAATAGGTACAAACACAGATCCGTCTGTAGTCAGCTCCCAACGCAATGTCGATTCGTTCCAGCGAATCGATGTTTTTACTAATGCTCCTCGATCAACTTCGATACCAGAATACACTGCTGTTACACCTGCGCCAGTTTCGCCTTGGTTTAAGGTGATAATGTTGTCAGTGATTTGTGTATTGGTTGCCGAAACGTTAGCAATCGACCCTAGGACCTTTAAGTTACCGCCAACAATGAGCGTGTGAGAGTTAACTTGTACGTTACTTGTGGCGTCAACCCCAGTAATTGTCCATGTACCGTTAAATCTAGTAAAATTAGCCATTTGTCATTCCAATATTAGATATTTATGCTTAGAAAATAAACAATGCGTCCAAAAAAATAGCGGCCGAAGCCGCTATCTTTGGGTGTGTTAAATTAGTTGTTGCTAATTGTAACTGTTGGTGGAACTGTAGCATTGCTTGCAGTAGCAAATGCTGGCTTACTACCAGAATAGTCTGCCCACAAATATGCTTGACCAGTTGAGCTGTACACTAAGTGATCAGTGATCTTAGCAACAGTGAAAGTACTATCATCTTCAAATGTAGCAGTGATAGTCATTTCGCCAGCAGCCGCCGGGGTTGCTGTTGTTACCAATTTGCAATTGCTTGTACCGTCTGCGTTAGTAACGCGGAAACGGCGTGAACCAACTTGGCGAACAATGTCTGCTGCTTTACCAACAGATGCACCGTCAACCCATGCGTTTGCATTGATTGCGTTCAATACTGCATTGCTTGTTAATGTAGTTGCAAAAGTGTTAGCTGGGCTAGTGTTAGCACCAGTGATAGTGAAAGTAGGTGCAGAAGTGTATCCAGAACCTGCGTTAGTAACTGTAACACCAGTAATGTTACCAATAACTACGTTACCAATAACAACCGTACCAGTTGCTGCGGAACCGCCTGCGATCTGTGGTGCACCGAATGTAACCACTGCGTTTGCATAGTATCCTGTACCAGCGGTACCAACTGTAGCTGTTGCTACGCCTTCGCCACCAACTCCATCAGTGTTAAATGACCCGAAAAATGTCTTTTTAATTGGACGTCCCATTTTGTTTCTCCTTGTTAAATGGCGTTCTAGGCCTACGCAGAGGGTATACTGCATAAACTCTCAGTTAAGAGCGAACATTATATTTACCGTAATAATTAAATTTAGCCAACAAAAAAGCGCCTTGCGGCGCTTCTTTGCTCCTTCCCTGTAACCCAGTTGCCTGGGCTCCCGAACAGAGGATTCCTTGATTACTGGAAGCTCAAGTTGCTTACAGCAATTTCAGCCAAGTAGTCACCAGCGTTGCCCAAAGAGCTAGCTGTGTTTGTCAACTCTACGTAACCGTAGCGTGTCATGAAACCAACGACTGGTTCGAAGGTTGCTGGGTCAAGAACAACACCAGAACTCATCAACGGTACGTATGGGCAGTAGAACGCTGCCGCATCAGCTTCGCTGGAACCTTTGTAACCAACCAATACAGATTGGCTGTCTTGTGCGTAACCGTCTACGTATACACGCATAGCACCGTTCAAAGTACCAACAAACTTAGTGTTTGTAGGAGCTTCGAAAGTACCTTCTGTTGTACGAGCAAAAGCAGAAGTAGTTGCAGATTGCAATACTGTCAATGCAGCGCTAGAAACAACAGCCCAGTTACCTGCGCCACGACGTGTACGTTGGGCGATCAAGTTAGCTGCACGGTTGATAAGAACAGCTAGAGCAGCGTGTTCGTCACCAACGAAAGTAGCAGTACCAGAAACGGTAGCTTGGTTGTATGTGAATTCAGTTGCTGCCAACGAACGTAGAGAACCTAAGATCTCTTGGTCGATTTCAACGGTGATTTCTTGTGCCAAAGCGGCCATAACTTCAGCTTCAACGTCGATACCATGCATAGCTTGTGCATCTTGTGCAGCTTCGAATGTCCAACGTGCGCTCAACTTACGTGTCTTAGCTTCAACAACTTGCTTCAAGATTTGTACGTTGATACGGTTACCAGGTACGCCTTCCATTGTAGCAGTGCTGTTAGCTTTGCCAGCGCCAGTACCTTGGAATGTGCTTCCAGAATACTGAGTAGCAATCTTGAATGGGCTTAGTGCTTCGTCACCAGCTGCGGTTGTTTGGCTAGCATCGCCAGAGTGTGTAACTCCGTCAGCATAGCGAACACGCAATGTATGGATCTGAGCAACTGGGCCAGTCATAGGTTGAACACCAACGATTTCGTTAGCGATAACGGTAGGCATAACACGACGGATAACCGGTAAAATAACGCGGTTTAGTGTAGCTACGCTACCTGCAGAAGTACCACCAGCGGTAGCAGATTCTGCCAAGTGTTTACGGGTGTTCTCAAGGATCACGCCCATAGTAGTTCTCTTAGAACCATTTAAGCCTTCTAACAGGGCGTCTTTGGTTTCGCCCCAACGGCTTTCTAGTAATGCGGTTGTCATTTTGTTTTTTCTCCTAATTAGGGTTTTATTTTAGCCCTGCTAAACGCTTCAAGTCGATGACATTAGTGTCAACTCTTGTTTCCGCGGCAGTTTTAGCAGCCTTATCTCCAGTTACTTCAACACGGCTTTCTGCGATCACTTGCTTTTGTTGAGCAGGTGCAGCGACAGAGGCTTTATTGTTTAATACGGCTGGTAGATATTTTTCGTATGCACCCTGCAACTTTGCAGTCTGTACACTTTCAAGAAGTTCGCTCATAACAGCGGCCTTCTCTTTACTCAACGGTTTCATTAGATCAGCCATTAAGGACTTACGTTCTGCAGATTCCTTGATTACACGAATCTCTTTTTCTTTTGATTCAACTAACAATGCAGCTTCTTCGGCAGCACGACGAGATTCAGCAATTGCTTGCTCTTTCTTTGTCAATGCAGCTTGCAACTTGGCAATTTCTTTGTTCTCATTTAAGTGAGTAACGCTGAACTCGCTAGCAAAAGCTTCAAATAGACGACGACCGAACATGTTCTCGCGAGCAATTTGGATGTCTTCTTTTAGTTGAGTCAATTCTGACTCTAAATTCTTGGCAACAGCTTCTTTAACAAGTGTAGAACTGCGAGCAATAAATTGCTGTTGTAGTTCTGCTAGTTTGTCCTTAGCGCCAGCAATTAAGCGGACTTTGGTTTCAACTACAGCTTGTTTGTCTTGTTCGAATTCTTTGATCTCTTCGGCTAAAGCCTTGATTACAAAGTTTTCTAACTTACTGATAGAGTTTTCGTAAACCTTGCGGTCTTTACGTAATTCTTGAATTTCTTCACTTAGCTTGCTTACCATGAAGTTGTTGAACTTGCCTGCGCTTTCGCTCATGTGAGTTTTGAACTTCACACGGTCTTCAGCTAGCGCCTTCTTTTCTTCTTGGAATTCTGCTAATTCAGCAGTAAGACTCTCAGTTACCATTTTGTCTAGAGCCTCAACCATGACTTGTTTGTCATGCAGATAGCGTTGAGCAAATTCTTCACGAAGTTCAGCGCGGACAGTCTCTTTAGCTTCGGAAAGACGAGCTTCCCAAGCCTCATTGATAGCCTGCTGTGTGCTTTCGTTAATAATGCCACTATCTAGCAATGGTTTGATAGCATCTAACATTAGGTTCTCCTGTTATATCTTAAGGTCTTTGATGAAGCGTGTCATCGCTTCTTTCATGTACTTTTGTACTTTTTGATCTTGAGTAGCGTCACGTGCCATCTCAAAAATTTGGTTGCCGCCACGCATGTTCATCAAACCTTCATAAATTGCTTTAGGATAAGCATGAGGAGCGCTTGGCTGGGCTACAATGTCCACAGTAACGATTTCAAAATCGCTAACATGTCCACTGCCTTCATTAACATTACCAGAACCGCGGCTGCTAACGCCCAACTTAACACCACTGGATAGCATAGCTTTTACAAGCTCGCCCATTGGAGTTGGCAGGACTTTTAGTTTACCGTAGCCACAAGGGCCGTCCATCCACATGTTTTCAATCATATGGCTGACTCGGTCAAGGTTAATTTTTAAATCGTCTGGGTGATCAACTTCACCTAGGACTGAATAACCACCTTTGATTTGTTCATTGATGGTATCTACAGCTTTTGCAATTTCGTGAACGGGATAAACACGTTGGTTGGCGTTCTTCACGCCTCCCTCAATGAATATCCCCTTCATATAGAGATTCTTACCGTCTTCCGCGGACTCAACAATCATCCCGGCTCGATCAAATGTAAGGTTCTCTTTTAGGTACAAAGCCATATTATTGCCCTAATTACTTCTTACCGCCTTCAAGACTCTGCTTGTTAACAGAGACTGAACCGTCAGTAGTTTGGCCTTCGGCATCTTTGCCTTTAGCCTTTGTATTGTAAAAATCTTGTGCGCCTTTGTTGCCACCAACTTTATTTACGTTACGCTTTGCAACGTCAATTTCTTGTGCTGGCTTAACAAAACCACCGGCTTTAGCTTTTGTGCTTGTGCCGTCAACATCGCCAGCGTCAGACTTGCCATTAGCAATGTTCTTTGCAGAACCGCCCATGTCATTCTTACCAGCTAGTGGGTTCTTTGTGTTTACGCTTGCACGAGGAGTTTTGTTACCTGTGCCGACTGGTGTGCCTTCTGTGTTAGCAGGAGCAGAAATCTTTTCTACGTATTCACGCATCATTTCAGCTTCGCTCATTGCTGCGCCGGAACCAGACTTGCCAGAACCGCTTTTGCCGCTACCAGACTTGCCAGAACCGCTTTTACCAGATCCAGAGCCTTTAGCAAATGGGTTTTCACCTTCGGCAAACATGTCGTCAGCTGGCTCATCTGCGCCAACTTCTTCGTCACCACCAAATTCGTCAGCTGGCTCATCTGCGCCAACTTCTTCGTCACCACCAAATTCGTCAGCTGGCTCATCTGTGCCCATTAGCTTGTCAAATTCAGCTTGCAATTCGTCAATAGCAGACTTGATGTCTTGGAACTTACCTTCAACATCGCCTTCGCCACCCATGTCGTCACCACCTAAGTCGTCACCCATGTCGCTGCCCATGTCGTCACCACCTAAGTCGTCACCCATGTCATCGCCGGCATCTAATTCAATGTCGCCCATTTCATTGTCGTCTTCACCTAGGCCATCAGTTTCGTCGCTTTGGACATCGCTTGCTAGGTCGCCTTGTTGGTCGTACTGATCAATGTTTTCTTCGACTTGATCTTCGTCCATTAGGCTTTCATAAATCTCACGAGACTTTTCAACCACGATAGAGTGGAAAAGCTCACGAGCTGCTTGTTCGTTTTCGTTGATGATGTGTTCAATCAACTGTTCGTATTTGTTCATATTAAAATGATCCTTTCAATAATATGGCTTGTAAAGTTATTTACAAATCTACGCAGATAATGGCGTAATATCGGTGTTTTTTGAGGTTGTTTTCAGAGATAATTAGATTCCAGCCGGAATTCCGCCGCCCATTGCAGCTTCTGCAGGGGCTTTGTACTGCTTACTAACTTTCTTTAACTTGTCTTCGTGCTCAAATCTGCGCACATCGTTTGCCATGCGCAACTTGTTCAAATGTGCAAAAGTGATCTTAGTTTTACGCAAATCGCTCAGATGCTGTACACTGCTATCGTCTTTTTCAGTACGATATCCGGGTGCAGTTGGCTCAAATAACTCAGTTATAAACATAATAGTATTTACCCATTTGCCAAAATTACATTGGCGCAGGGCCTCCTAAGGGTGCTCCGGCACCTGGTGCAGGTGCTCCTGGTACAGGTGCTCCGGCTTCTCCCGGCATACCCAATCCTTGATCTGGTGCAGGCGCCACCGCTTCTAAGTCGCTAGTAATGCCACCCGGAGTAACGCCAACGCTTCGCAAGTCTGCGCCAGGGGCGGGTGCTGCTTCTACATCGCCTTGCTCTTCTGACCACAAACGTTCGTTTTCGTTCATCTCTTGTTCGCTTAATCCCAAGAAACGTTCCATTAACCAGCGCTTAGAGAAATACGGATACTGCTCCAATTGTGTAAATGTTGCAATGCGGGCAGTATCTGCTTCCGCTTGACTGTATTGTGCAAAGTTTTGCGGCTCTTTAAAGATAAGATCAAACAAGGATCCGTCAATGTTGATGCCTCTCCAGCGCATAAACATCTTAAACTCTTGATCTAGCTTTTCAACAATCATTGACTGCAAACGCTTGCAGTACTGGTTAAAGCGCCATTCTTGGATAAGTGCAGTACCAACCTTGCCGTCACTCATGCTGTGTGTGCCGTCATCTAGTCCAGTAGGCAAATAGCTACTAGGAATACGCAAACCGCGGAATAATTTGTTAGTAAAGAAGCGTAAATCGGTGATTTCGCCTAGGTTTTGACCGCCCGGTAGTGTATCAACACTAGAACCTCGGCCGTCTGCTGTCACAGGGAAGAAATAATCTTCGTTTGTGCTTAATGGATTGTACGTTGCATCCATCATGTTAGCACCGCCACCTGTTTGTGTAGGAATACGGCGTTGACTAACTTCGTTTTTAATACGATCAACGAATGCCATGGCCATGTGTGTTGGCATGTTACCTACGTCAATCTTAAAGATACGGCGCTCCGGCGCACGTTGCACACGGTAGATAATGATACTGTCTTCTAGCAATTCTTTTTGCTTGAATACTTTAAAGATGTTTTCTAAAACGCTGTTGCCAAACGGCCAAAATACGTCCAAGCCCTCAGTTAAGCTAATGTGGACCACGTGCTCTGCATTAATAACTGCTTCGTTTTGCTGATGACTAAAACGTCCGCCACCACTTGTCGGGGCGTTTGGCTGAATGTAGCTGCCGCTCGGGCCGCCAACTTGCGGATGATTAGAATATGTATCGCTGGTACTAACTGCTGTCACTGTTAAGTTCTGGAAGTTAGGATTCAAGTCTCTAACAATGTACTGCTCGGGCTTCTTGCCCTCTGCTTCGTTGACAATGACTTTAGTGACCTTGCTCATTTCAGTCCAGAATAGCTTAAAAGTCTCTGGATCACGGATAAACACTTGGTCACCGTACTTGATAGTGTTACGGAAAATCTTGAAAATACGTTTGTTGAATTCGTTTAGAGCAACCCATTGTTGTAACTGCTCTTTGATAATCTTTACTTCGTTATCAGTCGGCTTATCTTTAAAGTGGATATCAAACGCTGTGTTGTTTTCTAAGTTCTTTTGTGTGCTAAATTCAGCTAAAATATCCAAAGCTGCGTTAACTTCACTGTCCATATCCATTTGTTCGTATTGGTTGTAACGCTCAATACGGTTAGGGTGGCCAATATACACTTCTGGCAACGTACTTTGATAGTTACGATAGCCAGGGTCAATTGCGCGGCCATTGCCCAACGGACTTACGTTAGTTGGTACATTCGCTGATTTAAAATACTTTTTCCACGTTGCCATATATATTTTTCCGGTATGCTATATTTACCGGGTTTAATTCATTACATGCAGAAGTTTCTCTGTCATGTTTGCGTTGTCTTCCATTGCACTTAGCATGTCTTCATACTTGCTCAATGCCTGCTTTAACAATTCGTTCTGTTCCTTGAGCAACTCATCCGTTGACCCCGAGTCCTTAGAAGCCATTAATGCGCTCATTAAACTGTCAATTGAACTGCTAGACGGTGCTGCTTCTTTTGGTGCAGGTGTTGTTTCACCTTTGTCCTTAGTGTTAAACAGTCCGGACACCATGTTCATCAAGCCGTCAAATCCCTCAGTACCGGGCTTTGGCCCACCTGCATCGGTTAACGGGACAATCAACTCATTGCCGTGTAGCTTAGTCAAGTATCCAGAATCCGGACCTGTTGCAACTCCGCCTTTAGCAAATCCCATGGCGCCTGCCAACATGCCTAATCCAGACATAACGCCGCCAATTGTTGCCAACGGAATACCTGCAATGGCCCCGACCCCAGTAGCACTTGCACCTGCTCCGCCGATCATTGCTGCGGTACCACCTACTGCTAAACTAGTTGAAATGGCTTTGCTATCCTTGAGCCAGTCCAGTGACTTACCAATGAAACCTTTTTCCTCGGGCGGCTCAGTTCCGGACTTAATGCCAGCTTCTTTAAGCATCTTCTGTACTTCGCCTAGCATTGCCTTAGAAACTTCAGCGAATTGACCAATGGCCGGTGTTAATGTGTCTTGCAATGCAAGTTTTAAATTTTGTGCAGCTTGTTCTGCACCAGTCACTGATTCAGTTAACTTATCAGTTGCGTTCTTTTGCCCTTCAACCCCAGCTTCGCCAGCGGCAATTGCTTCTGGAGTAAACTTGTTTCTAAATTCAAGCTCTTTGCCCATGCTCTCGCTTAGGGCTTGTGCTAGTCCGCCAACCCCTGCTGCACCAGCGGCAGCGATTGCTTCGTTACCTAATAGGTCTTGCTTAATTGCTTCGCCGTGTGCCGCAGATATCTGACGCTGTTTAGTGTCGTCTAGCTGCCCTTGCTGGAACGCTGCATAACTTTCGCTAACGCTGTCAGTTAACCCCTGGCTCATTGCTTGGGCTGCGGCACCTTCTTTGTTAATAACAGTGCCAAAATTAACCATGTCCATAAAGTTTTTACGCTCTAGGTCACTCATGTTAGTCATGGCCCGCAACGTTGCAGCACGTTGTTCTGGCCCAAGCTGTGCTAATTTTTGTTGGAACGCCAATTGGTTAGCTTGCTGTTTAACCTGTTCCATTTTCTTTTTAGCATCTTCTCCGGTGATTGCACTTATGGTTCGCAAGTTCTCTGCATACTTCTGTGTCTCTGCTGCAACTTGCTCAGGTGGCAATGCTGCCTTGCCGCTTTGGCGCATAAGTGCCATTGTGTCAGCAACTAATCCCGCTTGTTCTTCGAATCCAAATCCTAGTTTTTGCAGTTGAGTCTTCATCTGCGAGCCACCGGCGTTTAATGCTAAGCCAATACGCTTAGAGCCTTCACTAACACCCATACCAGCAGCACTGATCGTTTCGCTATTTGCCTTTAGCACGTTTGCAAATTGATCAACAGTTAATCCTGCGGCGCCAGCAGTATCTCTAAGCTCTGACATTCCCCCAGCAAACAGTGCGCCACTAGATGATGCATCGTGAAACGCTTTTACTGTTTTCTCTACTTCTTTGCTTAGGACGTCAATACCAAATTTTGCTAACTTACTAGCACCTTCGCCCAATGAACCCAAGGCAGGCCCAACAACACTTGCAATTGCCCCAAGTGCTTTTAGTCTAGGGTTAGTGCTAGTCATCATTGTTTGGCCGGCTGTGCCCATAGCATCGCCCAAGGCTCGGCTAGTTTGCCCTGCCATTTCGGCACTAGTGGACATTAGCCCAGCAGCTAAGTCAATTCCTGTGCCACCCGATTGCAATCCTTTAACAAAACTACCAGCACCTTGTAGGCCCACCGTTGCAACTTTACGCAATTCCTGTGTAAAGTTCTGCACCATTGCAATGTTGTTATTGTGTGCAACAGCACGTTGAAGATCACGTTTCTTTTCTTGTAATGCTGCTGTATCTGCTGTATCTGTGGACTTAGAAATTGCTTCGTCTAGTGCTTTTAGCTCGTCATTGAACTGATCTACAGTTACTGCCGTCTTTTGGGCACCTTTCATCAAGTCGTTAAACTTGGTAATTTTGGACCGCGAGTCGTTGAACCCTCTAATTAGTCCATTAACTTCTTTTTGTAAATCTGCAACTGACTTGTCAGAGAGATCGCGAGATTTCCCTGGCTTGCCTGGTGTGGTGCCGCCGAAGAACTCTTTAAATAAGTCCCGCATCTCATCTCTTGATATTCCATCAGCCATTTTTTCATCCCATAAATACAACTATATCAATTATTTATGGGATCAAAATATGAGCACAGAACCACAAAATCCATTGGCTAAATTCTTTAGACAGCCTGCAATCTACTTAAAATTGCCTAGCAAAGGACGTTGGTGGGCCGCAGGTAGCTTAGATATGCCCGCAAACAACGAATTGCCAGTGTTTGCAATGACTACCAAAGATGAAATTATCCTCAAGACCCCGGATGCGTTACTCAACGGGCAAGGTGTAGTTGATGTGATTCAAAACTGTGTTCCAAACATCAAAGATGCGTGGCAAATGCCCAGCATCGACGTAGACGCTGTGCTTATTGCTATTCGTATTGCCACATACGGTAACAACATGAGCTTTGAAAGCAACTGTGTGCATTGCAAAGAGCTCAATGAGCACGAAATCGAACTTAGCACAATGCTAGATAGTATTGTTGCACCAGACTACAGCAAGACTATTCCGTACAGTAGTTTAAAAATCAAGTTGCACCCGCAACCTTACTTTAGTGTAAACAAGTCAAACAGCATCACCTTTGAAGAACAACGTTTGCTAAACGTTATCAACCAAGAAGGCATTGACCCAGAAGTTAAGAAAGAAAACTTAGCAGCTAGCATGCAGCGCTTAGTTGACTTGGGCATCGAAAGTGTTGCAGACAGCACTGAGTACATTGAGTTCGATGACGGGCAACGTGTCACTGAGAAAGAGTACATCAAAGAATTCTACGCTCAAGCAGAAAGCTCAACAGTAAAAGCGATCCAGGAGCGCTTGGGCGAAATCGCCGAAAGCGTTAAAATACAAAAACTAACGCTGCACTGCCCAGATTGCTCAAAAGAGTACAAAGCAGAGCTAACATTCGATTACGCAAATTTTTTCGGCAACGGCTCTTGACTATCTTGGACCCAAATGAGGTCCTGGATTTAATTAAGTCATACGACAAACAGTCAAGAGCCTTAAAGCAAGAAGCAATTAAGATGTGTTGGTTTATGAGAGGTGGCCTAACTTATAGCGAAGCCATGAACCTAAGCCACGAAGAAAGACAAATTGTCAGCGACTTAGTTAAAGAAAATATCGAAACAACAAAGAAAAGTGGCTTGCCATTCTTTTAATCATGGAACAAACAGTACTAGCACCTATCAGCATAGGTGAACTCATTGACAAGATTACTATTCTTGAAATTAAGAAAACAAAGACTCTTGATGTACACAAGCTCAAGAACATCTTAATTGAACTCGGGCAACTCAATATGCTGCTCGACAAGCTATCTATTCCCACAGTCGTGGAAACACTTAAAGTTCAATTACGAAATATTAATAGTGAGCTGTGGGTTATTGAAGATAGCAAACGCCAATGCGAAAAAGAACAAAGATTCGACAAGACATTCATTGAGCTAGCTCGTAAGGTCTATTTAAAGAATGATCAGAGAGCAGCTATTAAAAGAAACATCAATGAATTAACCAATAGTGCTATTGTTGAAGAAAAGATTTATTAATCCATATGAGATGTACGAAGTACATCTGTTGTTTCGCTAGCGCTCACAACACTATTCTTTATCGCTAAAGCGATACATATTCATCCAGATTCCTCAGTCACACTTTGCCCGCACAGGGCAAAAATGAAATGTTTCATCCGAGTTCGAAACAGTCACTAGCGTTAAAGCTACAAAGTATTTCTACTTAACACAGGCGGTTGTCCGGTACCTGCTCACTTAGTTCTTATCACAACGGCAGTTTAAACAATATACGCTAACATACTATCTAAACCTGTAGCATCGCTGCTACGTCTTTTCAGCCTTAAACTTTTTCTTCAAACAATCAAACCGCGGCGTTTAAGCGATCTTCGTCCTGTAAAGGATAGTGATTGAGTGCTCTAGTCGGCATAGAGTCTTCCGTCCCTGCGACACGAATGTCCAGTTGTCTTCTGTTAGGCACTTGATATTAGCCAGTGCAAGCCATAAACCGATGATTAGATTTTGTTTAAAATGTGGGAGCCATGGACACGGACTTGAATGTGTCCGTTATAATAATCGTGGGATTCTAATACACGTCTTGAGAATTGTTCGCGGGCTTCGATATAGCTGCATTCCGATTTGGATTTGCAGTAATATAAAATTTCCCTAGTAAAATTTTCTTTGCCTAGTAGCTCAACGTCTTTGCTGAGTTCTGGGCTTGAGCCATAATATGTTAACCAGTCGCTATCTACTTTGCTTCTGATCTTTTTTTTCTTTTTAGTGCCGTTTTTAAGTTTTACTGTTCGTGTAGATGTTTTTGAGAACTTGGCTAGCTTCTTACCAATGTACATTCTACCGTTTGTCTTGTTTGTGATTAGATATACGAATCCCACACAATCTTCGGGTAGTTCAGTTACGATAATGTTTTGGTAATGCCAGTCAGTCATAGAGTAGAGTTTGTCATTATAGTTATGACAGCGCTCTCTATGTAAAATATTTTGCTATTTCCTCGTCATCTAACCAATGCCATAATGCTAGTTTGCTGTAAAGTTCTTCAGTTTGGTCTGTATTGTTGTCTAATTTGAGTGCGTTTATGATTGCTGTAATTTCGTTGTCGATGTGTTCTTTGTATCTGTTTGGATCTCGCGGGTTCCAGTTACCCTCTAGAGGTTGGCTGTGTTCCCATTTGCTGTATTGATCCAGTAGACGTGCCTTAATGTGAGCCGGTAAGTTTCTAATTTGTTGATATGCAGGACGCACTAACATGTTGGTCATAACGTCCAGTTTTCGATCCACGCACCAGCGATATAAATCGTCCAGTGTATGTACGCTTAATGCACTAGGCACAGGCCTAACTGTAACATAAACGTGTGCTTCTTTGCGATGTTTTAGGTATAAATCAATATTGTCTAGCACCGTTTGGGTACTAGATCCCTGGCGTATAGCATCGTTTAACGCACCAAAGCAGTCGATGCTAACACCAATGTCAACGTGTCTAAATGCGTTTAATTTGCGAATTAACGCTTCGTTGAACACAGTTCCGTTGGTAGTAAATCCTAGGTATATGTCTGTGCGCCCGGCTGCTAAAAGGCAGTCTATTAGTGCCTCAAACCTAGGATTAAGCAAGGGTTCGCCGCCTATAATGTGTACAAATTGTAGCGTAGGTGTGCCGCAAATATAATTCACTACCATGTCCCATGCAGCGGTATCTTCAGTCCAGTTTAGCCTAGCTGCACCAGTGTAATTGCCTAGTTTGATTTCATTTACTGCAATCTTGCTGCTAGACATAGGAGTACACATTCTGCATGCTAGGTTACATTCGTTGCCTAAGCTAATGTGGTAACTAGTTGGGCGCATGCTTGTATAGCCGTGCTCTGCAGATTCTTGGAATGTTGCGTAATCGGGACTCTGTGCAAATGTTTTGTGAAAATGCACATTGCTGATTTTGCTCTTGTGATTTTCTTTGACACGTTTGCTACTAGACCCCATTTCGTCTTCGGTGTAGCACATTTGGCACAGTGGCTCTGCTACGCCGTCTAGCTTATTAAGTCGTGCTCTACGTTGGTGCTCGCTGTTGACCCAGTCAGTAATGTGCATGTTATGCACGTTGTATTTCTTGGCGTCAGCAGTGCCTGTTATTTTGTTTGGTTGCGCCCCACAGGAATGGTATGTGCCATCGGCATTGATATGCACTTCAAACCACGGGATGTTGCAAAATACTTTACTTACAGTCACGACACTTTACCTTACAAATATCCAATGGCATTGTTTCAATGCGGGTTACAAATTCGTCCCATAGCGGGTCTGTTAACACTTCACTTAGTGATCGGGTTTTGACGCTTAACCGATCTCTATACTTGTTTATGAAGTCGTTGTAATGGTATCCGCTGTTAAACCACGGACACGGATGCACAATGCCATCCACGTTAATAAACAATTCCTTTTCCCAACGTAGACACTTGGCCCATGCATGTCCGTCTGGGTTCCTCTTTAATATTTTTATTTCCTGCATCCTGTGCAAAGGCGCTGTGGTCTTTTCGTATTGGCTTGTGGAGCTAACATTAGCATCAGATGGCTTGAGCAAGTCTACTTCGTCTACTGCATAAGAACCGTCAAACTTAGAACTCTTAACAGTTTGGAATCCGTCTACCTTTAAGTCCTTGGCAATCTTTATCATCTTGCCCATATGCTCTTCGTTAAAGCTAAAGTAGATGGCACTCCAGTTAATTCTAACAGGCCCCGCGGCACGTAATGTAGTAATGCCTCTAATGATACTGTCCCAGTCGCTGTTAACTCGGTACAGGTTATTAGACTCTTGGTCCCATCCGTCAACACTAAACGTAACCTTGTCGTAGGAGGTTAGCATTGATCCAAGTTCGGCCCACCATTCGGGTTTTTTGTAGCTACCGTTGGTAACAATGTCAACAGTTGTCTGGCTGTTGGTTTTGATGTATTTGATAATTTCTAAAAACTGAGTAGCATATATAGGGTCGCCTATGTCACCACAAAACAGTATCCGTTTGATGTTATTTTTTAACAGGCTAATAGGAAACGCAGACTGGAATTGGGTCAAGCTAAACTCTCTGTTGAGGCTATCTTGATCCAATTCCGTGCGAGGGCAGCGAGGGCACTTTAAAGTACACTTGCTGCTAACCTCGATATGAATGTCCTGTAAGTTAAACAATATCAATGTCCGTGTTGTAATTGGTGAAGCCGTTTTCTTTAACAACTCGCAACGTATTATTGACGCGACCTGCTAATTCGTCTTTGTGGGAAACTAGCCACACACTGCGATTTGAGTCACGCCCCATTTTCTTGAGAATAGCAAGGCTGTTTTCTACGCCGCTTGAGTCCATTCCGCTGTCAACTAATTCGTCAATAAACAGCAAATTAATGGGCTGGTATAGGCTTTCCCACACATCTCTAAAACTCCAGCTTAAAGACAGGATTAAACGGTTGCGTTCGCCCCTGCTAAGGTTATCGAAGTCCAAGTCTCGTCCTAGCTCACTGATGCTTACTGTAAGATCGTTATTAAATTTAACAGTATGCGGGAGTCCGATGCGATCCAAGTACTGCCCTAAACGAGAATTTAAGTGACTCAGGTTCTGGTCAATAATTCGTTTACGGATAAAGCTGTCTTTGTTGGTTAGCAATTTAAGCAAGAATTCTTGGTGATCCTTAACGTTAGTTAACGTATTGATCTGATCAAACTTAACTTCCTCAACGCCCTGCTCTTGCATGTCCTTGATTTGGTCCGAGTACGGATCTGTTTCTGCTTGCTTGGTTGTGAGTTGCTGCAAGATACCGGCCATGCTACTTCGGTGTTCGAACGCATCGCTTTCTTGATCATAAAACACTTTGGGCTGTGTACCTAGTGGACCGAGTTCTTGCAATTCGGCAAGATGCATTTCGTGTTGCGACTGAGTTGACAGGGCCTGCAATGCAGCTTCTTGTAGTGCCTTGCGCTTATCGGCTAGGACTTGCTCGTGCTTTTCATCGTGGAACGCCTGGCCGCAACTATGGCACTTGTGTTCTTCTAAGCTAGCAATCTCGAGTCGGAGATTATCGATTTGTTTCTGTTCACGCTTCTCGTCTAGCTCACATCGTTTGATCCAGTTATTGAGTTCGTTTATCTTCTTAGATTTCTCGCTATACTCACTTAGCGCTTTGTGTGCTAGCAACTCGGATTCAATATCGATTTCGGCAAGTTGGTCGTATGCAGCAAGCAAGTTTTCAAGATCTTGATCATGCTTGTTAATCCACATCTTTTGACGCTTCTTTAAGTTTTCAATCTGTTCCTCGATACGCTTGTTTGCATCGTTGACAGCCTTAATGCGATACTCTTCTTGTGTGATTGCGTCTTTAGTTGACTTAACTTGCTCTTTGAGCGCTTCAGCCTTCTCACTGAGCATAGTGATGCCCAGTAACTGCTCGATAATTACACGTTGGTCGTTTGCCTTGAGTGCAAGGAACGGTTCAGTGTAAGTGTTGAGCGCCACAATGTGTTTAAACATGTCGTGGCTCATACCTAGCATGCGCTCAATTTCTGCTTGTGTTTCTCGGCTGTCGCCTTGTGCATCATCTGTGATTTCTTTCTCGTTGCCCGAGACAAAGAATTTCATGATGTTGGGCTTGCGCCCACGCTCAATGCGATAGTCAATGCCATCCTTCTGGAAATCAATGGTAACTAACATACCCTTGCCATTGGTCTTATTGATCAAGTTGTCTTTTTTGATGTTAGTTAGTGCGTTACCGTACAGTGCGAAGCTCAGTGCATTGATAATGGTGGTCTTGCCTGTGCCATTACGTGCCCCGCTGTCGTCCCCGCCTAAGTCCATATTTTCGCCTAGCACCAGTGTGAGATCGCGACGATCAAAGTTGACCGCTTGGGTTGCATTGCCCACGCTCATAAAATTCTTAACAGTTAAATCTTTAATCTTAAACATTCTTTATTCCGCAGTACTTTAAACATACTGTTCTAGGGTTTTCTAATTCGTTTGCTATATTTGGTAGCTGCTCTATACTATCTTCGCATTCATTAATATTGAAGAAACAACACGGCGAGACTTTACCGTTGGCATTTAAGTATACACTTGGCTGCGACAAATGTCGACAATTTTCGGCAGGCACGTGAGTATTGACTTGCTCGAGTTTGTTAAATCTAGTATCGCTGCCCCATGGATGTATTTCGATTACTTGGCCTGTTAGATAATGCTTGGCCTCAAAGTCCTTGCGCACATTCCTTACAAACTCAAATCGTTTAAATCCTAGACGTTGGCTCATACGGATGCAGTCTTTAATCTGATGTTCGTTGTGCTTCCACGGGATAAACTGCCAGACCGCAGTGCCACCGTTGCTCATAAACACTGTTGCATTTCGTATGATGGTATCAAAGTCTGTGCCTTGTCGGTAGATACTGTGGGTGTCAGCGAGCCCGTCAATACAGAACCATACTTCGTGCTCGATTCCCTGCATTAAAGCAGCAAACGATTTCCACCATTCTGCATTGCGTAAGCTGCCGTTGGTTCTAACAATGATCTTTTTAGCATGCTGTTTAGCCAACTCAATTTGATCTGTTATGTTTGCAGCGGCAATAGCATCGCCATATGTGCCACAAAAATCAACAGTTGATAGGTTGGGCAATTGATCTAGCAATGCTGCTAGGGTATCTGTATTTAAGTCTTCGATAACCATGCCCGTAGAAAGAGTGTGGCCGCCATTGTTGCGACCACACCCTGGGCACCATGCATTGCATTTAGTGGTAGCTTCGACTTGAAGCCATGCAATGTTTGATAGCGCTACCAATTACAAGTTCCGGTAAATCTCAAGCAGCAAGTTCTTGTTAAACTTGTCGCTGTCAATATTTGTAAGTTGTCCGGTTACAATTTGATCTACGCTTTCGAACGCAATGTTTCCTTGCATTTCATACTCTGCCATTTCGGTTGGCTTTGCTGGCAGTAGCGTAATTTCTCTAAGTTTGTACGTATCGATGAACGTTTCTTTAATAAACGTTGCTTCCTCGTAGCTGATGTCAATGTCAAGATTTACACGAACGTGCATACCGGGTTGTAGCATAACTTCGGTGTGCTTGAGTACATCACTTAGCTGGTACACACGGTACTTGGGTTGATCGGGCCATGCATGGAATTCTGGTTGCTTGTCCCATTCTAAAACCATCATGCCACGATCGTCGTCGCCGGCGTCTGCATAGTTATGCGGAAAGCAGTTGCCAACGTAGGTCACGTTGCC